TCGTCCGTTTCGTGCTTTACAGGTTTTCTACAGAATGTAGGGCTTGACACAAAAAAAGACCCCCACCAAACGGTGGAGGTCCTGCACCCCTCATGCTATGATAGTCAGTTTTGGTGATTATGTGACCATCTTTGTATTGTCATTAGGTTCTGGCTCGTGTGCTTCTGGGCCGAAGCCCTCAGAAGCTATACGTTTCTTTGGCCGCGGCAACAGAGTTGCGCCTTGGTCCTTGGGTTCAAATGACTTAAACCACTCACGTATTGCCTCACCAGTAGGCGTGCTCGCAGGCCACGCAATGAACTTCAGAGCCGCCTTGGTGTCCGTGAAAATACGACTGGTGTTGGGTTTCCAGATTGTGTAGGTAACAACTGGACCCTCACGGTTGCGTCTGCGCTCGATGTACAAACCAGATGCTGTGAAGTAATCAGGTTTCATCAATGCACCTTATGTGTTTAATGTGTTGATCAACCCACTCAAGGGCCTCATCTTGCTGCCAGTCAAACCAACAATCCTCAACGATCGTGGCTAGGACTTCGGGCATGTCTTTGCATTGTTCTAGTTTCGTTTTCAAGTCTTCGGAAACAGTCATAGAAGCTCCGTTCTAGGGTGGTTAGTTTAATCGTGGGATCTGTGAGTGCCATCCGTGCACGTTCCTTAGCCTTAGCTATGTACGTCCCTGGGTTGGTGTACCATTGATTGACACGGTCGTTACTCAAGCTTGTGTACAGCGGTTATCTGTACCTTAGTGAAGCTTTTAGGTATTTCTACCATTGCTTCAGAAATAGCTTGGTTCTCTGACAATGCATACACATGCAGGTTCAGGGTTTGCCTGTTACCGCATGGCAGCTTGCCTGTGTACCGGACTTTCCATTTAGGGTAGTTCACGGCACTCCTCCATAAGGGTTTCTATGAGTTCTTTTTCTTTGATGTCACCGTATCTTGGTGCGTCATCTACATACGTCCAGTTAACGCCTTGTGCAAGCAACAAACCAACTGTTTGTCGAATTGAGCGTAACTCTGCTTTGGCAACTGCCTTAACAGCAGCCTGTTGTGCGTCCGTGAGTACGTAGTTCACAGCGTGTCGGGCTCCATGATAATTTTCCAAAGTTGTTCTTTGTCAAATCCTGTATTCCAAGACACAACGTGGAACAAACCTTGAGTTTGATCTTCACTTAAGTTAGACAAACAATCGAAACCAAGATCTGCGATGTCTTCGTTAATTAACTGGACATCATGTAAGTTTTTGAGTTCTTTGTCTGCTCTAATTAAATGTTCCAATGCAACACCCATCAACCAATGTTGTGCTGTCGCGTATTTGACATTGTTCGGTTGGTCCTTGAGTAGTTCGTTCATGCAAACCTCTCACGTGTTTTGTTGTGTTCGATCCGTTGATCAAACTTTTTTTGTGTTGCCATGCAATACCATTTAGCAGCTACGTAGATTTCAGTGGGTGCGTACCTGCGTGGTTTGAAACTAATTTCATAGTTAGTGATGGTGATGTTACCAAACTCACCAAGAATCAGTGGCTCATCTTCCATGTCCCACATGTAGCCAAACGCAGTCTTTAGCTGCTCACGTTGCCTGTTGATGAACGTGGTTTCGTTGTCCCACTGTGAGTCCGTGTACTGATCCCGGTCTCGTGTCACAGTCTTGCGTACGAATGACCGAAGATCCTTCATTGTTGGGTTGTTGACCCGTTGTTTGAATACAATAGCCATTAGTTAATCATTGAGGGTTGAAGGGTTTCACCGTGAATGGTGACCACTGTGAAGCCTAAGGATTCAATCTTGGCAATGTCTTGAGGCCGTAAGGTTTTGAAACCTGTGAGTCCTTGGATTGTTTCGGCTTGATCATTGACAGGGTATGCCAACGGTCTACCGTACTTCTCCTTGATCTCGTAGACAGCAAGATGGGTGCCGTCACTGACCGAGCGAACGTGTTGTAGACGTGCGATGGTTGGGTCCATGGGATGGTGATTGTGATTATTTGGCAGGGATGCAGCCGTCAGGCACACCGCCAGCCGCTGCTACTTTGTCATCAATTTCTGGAATGTAAATACCCAGACCAGGATCTTCTCGTCGCATCATAAGTTCTGGCTGTGATTTACTATTTGTGACCACATGATTAACCAGTTTTTGATACACAGCATCAGGAATGTCCTCGGCTCTGTCATAATCGCGTTCAAATACGCGACCGTACCAATACACACTGCGAGAGCCGCATGAATCAGTCCAATGCAACTTAAAGCCGTTGTGCTCGAAACTCTCAACGTACGAACCGTGAGACCGTGAGACAATGACAACTTTGGGCCATTGTGTCCTTGCTTTGATCCATTGGTGAGTGAGCTGCCATCCTTGACCCTCTGCTTCTGCTTTGGCGATACGATCTGCGCTGCGTTTTAAGGCTTCAGCTTTTGTTGAGCCTCCTATTGTTGTTCTGCCGATCGTTACAGACCAGCATTGTTTCATGCCCCTGAGTGATGGAATGGCTGCGTCCATGGGATGTGATTGTGAGTTTTGAAAAAATACCCGGCGTGAAATGTTGCCGGGTTGGTGTTACTTAGTCGTCGTTATTGTCACCCATAAAGTTACGAATGACACTGATGATTTGCTCGGTTGTGTGATACTGAGCCACCTTGATTCTCTCTTCCATTGTTGCATTGGGCCTGATCAATTCTTCACTCTGTAGTTCATCAATGTATGACATGCGTGATGGTGTCAACCATTTGATGAGGTCGCCTGTGTAACAATCAACGCCACAATCTCCGCCTGGTTCGTTGCCATGTTTGAGGTCGAACAAGACATTGATAATGGTGTTATATCGCCAGTCATTGGGCAGCTCGTCGTCATGACAGTCACGGATCATCTCCATGACATCCTCCGGAGCGTTGGACGTTGCCCAGAACTTCTCACCGTTGGTGCGTTCTTGGATGACAAAGAATGAGAGGAGCTGGTCGTAGGTGTAGCTGGTTTGGGTGGTGGTCATTGGTTGCACTCCTGATAGGTCTTGCCTGTGGTGTTGACACAGCCTGTTGTGGTCTCGTGTGTTGTCCACGTAGCAAGGGCTAGAAGGACTACAGACACAGCTAGCAATGTCTTCATCAGTTGTACCGGGCCAGATAGTTGAAAACGTCCTTGTCGTTGGTGATGTATGCCTGGACGTCGTAGAGGTCGTAGAACGGGTCGCCGTCTTGATCACCGCAGCCATCGAGCAGATGGTAGGTGGTCTCGCCTTCTTCGTCTTTACCTTTGCGAAGGAAGAAGGATGTGCAGTTGGTTAAAGCGTTGTTGAGTTGTTGGAAGCTGTAGGTGGTGTTCATGGTGTGTTGATCGGCGTTGAGTGGTTGGTGTCTTGCCGATGACCACATGATTGCCCCTGGACCTGGTCAGGCACAATGGCTTGTGTGACAGTTATAGCAAGGCTTCTCAGCTGCCAGGACCATCCTTGGACTGGACAAACTGGACAAAAGGTGGGGGGTATGGGGGGTTTTTCGCCAACGCCCCCGCGCGTATAGGCTTCACAAATTTCTGTCATTTTTCATCGGACTTCTTCTTAGCCCAACACCTAAGACAAGTAACGGTATTAATAGGGTAATTAACATTTACCGGTACATCTACACCACACTCCTTACACTTCATAACCTTAACTTCATCCAACTGAAAGTCCATATATCTACCGTTATAAGGGTTGATAGTATTAAAGGGTTGATAGTATTTAGGATAGGTTAAAATCAAATTTAAAGTATTACTTTAATTATTTATTTAACCAATCTACTTACAAGATTCACCCAATGTCCAAAAAGCGGACATTCCTTGTATAGATAAAGGGACTGGATTGTCAGCTTGCTGACGGTCTAGTCCCTTTGACAGAAAGATTCGAGTCCACCCTTCTCTCCTCTTCCTGTATACATGAGGGGTTATTTTTAGTCTTACGTGAGACTATCTAGAAACCCAGTTATAGCAACCTTTTTGTCTAGCTTGTTGTCTTTGGTCTTTATTGAGACCCAAAACGAGATGATTAGCAGATCCTTGGGGGTCTTCGATGGATGCACGGAGCAGATCGTTCCATTCTTCACGTTTTCTTTGGTTGACAGCTTCTTGAGCTGAGATAGACATACAGTCAGTGAAGTATTTGACGCCTTGAGCCAGTGCATCAAGCC